ATAGCCATTTCCGCCATTGGCGCTTGAGAACCAACCTCTGCCGCTTCTGCAAGATGCAAGTATTTGTCGCGCTCAGCAGGATCTTCTGCTTGAGAGGCTTGTGCCATCAACTCTTCAATGGTAGACCTTAGTGCGTCATCAGGGTTAGCTTCAGCCTCAGCCTGACCCTCCATCGCTTGCATAAGCATTTCTTCTTGACTGACCTCTCCGCCTTCTGCCATTTCCATTGGCATAGGAACTGGCTCATCACCCATTAAGTTTTGAATTCTTTGTTGTAGTTCTGGACTCATGGCGTACTCACCGTTACGTTGCCCAACGCGCTCGTCATTTGAACGCCGGTTGGGTAGGTTTGATGTTCATACAGATTCCTGAGCTGATTACCATCAAACGCTTGATGAATTGATTCGGACGAATTAAATATTATCGCACCGGTTGCAAATTGTAACTGAGCAATTTGCTCATTATTAAAATGCGGAGATATCGTAATATCCACTGCACCTAAGTTTATCTCAAGAATCCTTACAAGGCGATTGTAGGTGTCTTGAGTAACAAATTCCTTGAGTTCGAGGGGTAACCTCGTCTCCAGAAGCTTGCTCATCTTCTACCGCTCGGTTGCAACTCGACACGGGTAGCGCCAAGTCGCCACTTATAACCTTTTTGGTTCAAATCTGATGCGTCATCGTCAGATTCAAACCGGAAAACCACTTGTCTGCCTCTTGTACGCACATTGCTGAATGTGCTTGTAGGGGTAACCTTAGTCGTTGAATCGGTTGTTAAAGATTGACCGGGATAATCTCTACGTTTAACCACAATGTTCATGCAAGGGTCGTTGCTGACCGCAGCGTCAGTGACAAAAGCCATATCGGGAATGATCTTTTTCATGAAAGCAAAGTTTTCGCCAGCGGAAATATCAATGTCCGCAGACTCGATGTAAACATTTGTCATAGGGTCTAGGTTATCGTCATAACCGGTTTCATGATTATACAAAAGATTGTTGCCGCTAACTTTTGCGGCCGCTATTGGCAAATCTTCAATACCGGCATCGAGCCAAGCAAATCGAGCCAAAGAACCGTTCGCCCAAGTTTGCTCTTGGTAGTTGTAAGTAACATACCGACTGATCTCTCCGGTTCCGTCTTCTAAGCTTGGGTAAAAGAACCACATCTCGTTGTATCGACTATTCACGCTCATGAAGCATTTAAAGGCTTGCCCAAGATCGATGTCGTTAAATACATATTCTTGTACCGTACAAGGCAAGCGCTGCACTGAACCGTTGTAAAAGTTAAATCCGGTTTTAGAAGCAAAAAACACGCCACTTGGAGAGTTTGCGGCAGACTTGGGCGAAAGCAGGCCAGCACCTTCGTTGACCAAGTTAACAGCAAAAGTTAGCGGTGGTCCGATAAAGTTCATTGAGTAAAGCGATGTATCTGTCCAAATCAAGATTTCTTGCCGAGACTTTAAGCCGCCTACAATAAATGAACCAGAGGAAAGTCTTACGTCACCCGCGCTGTTGGTTGCGGTAGGTTCAAACTCAAGCTCGTCTTCTGCGGAAGAGAAAGCAACTAGCATTGGGTCGATAACATTTGTCCGGGCGTTACCCGCTGTATTAATAGGATCGGCCCCTAAAATTACCAGATGCCTGTCAGTTTCACTGGTAATAACTTGCAAACCAACAGTAGGTACTAAATTAGCGCCTGCTCTTCCGCTAAGCTCGACGGCTCTCGTTGCTACGCCGTCATTCTCAATCCACTCGTAAATACCAGCGCCACGGGGATTTATGATTAAGTTTTCGCCAAAATTATCATGCGTCCAAAGCCGTAACTGGTTTACAGCCGAGATAGCGCTGGCAGATCCAAAACCGCCAGCTCCCCAAGTACCGACGCCCCAGCCAGAACTGCTAACGTAAGTATCGAGACCAACATTAATTTGATAAGCACCGACAACGCTCGATCCACCATTGCCGGTGTCAGACGCATTCGCAACGAGCGTAGCGCCTGAAGTATCTTTTGCAGTAATCTCATAAGTATTCACGCCTGTTACAAGCGATATTTGATATTCTTGATCAAGGGCAGAGGCAACAATGTTGCCGCCCAAAGACACCGCTCCAGAAAATGTTACAAAATCGTTATTAACCGCACCGTGGTTTGCGTCAGTAACCGTGATCGTTGACGAACCGTCAGTTGCGCTAAATGTGACATCTCCAGCGCTGGTGGTTGTCCTTATAGGTGTAACATCGAAATAACTATCACCCTCTTCGATGTAGTATTTCCAAGTAGAACCAACACCAAGGAATCGAGTCCCAGCCAAAGATATCCAAGAATGCAATGCTCGACCAATCCCAAGAAAATATTGAGACCCGAGCTGAAGCCAGCCGCCGATTTTTTCAACGCGACCTTTGCGGAACCGTATCAAGTTGCCATCGACCCAACCACCTTTAGCGGAGTAGTCGGTAGCCTCCTTGTTGATACCCGGCTGAAAATCTAACTGTTGAAGCGGCATCGGCCACTACGCCAATCGAATAATAGCGCCGGTCGCCGTAGGAGCCGGGAAAACGACCGTAAAGTCGCCTGCGGTGCTGGTTTTATCACCACCAAAGTCGATGGCCGCAACAGCTTTATCGGCTTCCGTGTCATTGTAGATTAGGCATCCGCGAGCCGTAATGGTTGCCGTGCTGAAGGTGAGGTCGTTAAAGTCCACACATCCAACCCCGTTTGTAGCGAAAGGCGTTACGTTTGTTAACGCAGATCCGCCAGCGGTGTAATTCGTCCCAGACGCTTCCCCAGTAGTGACGTAAACCGTAGTCCCCGCACCCAGAGTCGCGCTGGAAGTGTAAAGAGCCAACTTAAATGAGTCAGCACCGTTGGTAAAATTGTGTGTTCCAACAAGCAATTGTTGCTTGAAAGAGGTACAAATTGCAGATGTGATGGCCATGTCACAGCTCCTTGATAATGTTCGCCATGTCCTCGTGACCTTGCTGGCGCAGCTTGTTTGAAAGGGTCACTCGGTCCGATCTTATTGAGTTATTCATCCCTTGCAATATTACTTGATAAACGTGGCTTCTGAAAGCCTCCGCTTGCTGCCGAATATGAGGCGCTGCCGTCGCACTTATACCCACAATTTTGTCTGTCACTTGCTCTGCCCAAAACTCAGGGTCATGACCTTTGTTATGGGTTGTAGAAACCATGACATTGCCTAGCTTAAAGCCTATGTCGTCTTTCATCATCCCTTGTATGGCTCCGGCGCTTTGGGAAGATCAATTGTTTCGAGCTTATGTTTTTTGATCATCTCGCTCATCATGGACCGTGGAAACACATGCCATTCGCCATCTTGCGGCATTGCAACCAATGGATCGTCCAGACGATGATAACCATACAGCCGCTCAGTCACACCGACATTGCTATCAAGCAGTGAAGATCTGGGTGATGCGCCAATGCCAATGCCGTTTTCAAGGCATTTAGAAATCCAAAACTCAACACAAGCTCGACCAGCTTCGGCAAAATGAATGTTGTGCGCGTAGCTAAAATCCAAACCAAATAAGTCTATATGACCGACTTTGTTCCAGAAGGCAAAGCCCATTGCGTATGCAACGGTAGTATTAAAGTAAGCACACTTGGCGTCTGTCATGACCTCAGCGAGCGGAAACTCAACCAGAGCAGGAACTCTTTCGTCAAGCTGGCAAGAATAGATTGGCTTATCAAAGGTTGGCAGCAACCTTCGCATAACGTCTGTCTGGTTTCCAGCGTCTTCGGTATCTAAATACCGGCTTGCCGGGTCCATCATGAAAACTCGATCACAAGCAAAAACCGATAAAGCGCTGTTGATAACCCAGACCTCATCCCATTGCTTGCTATTTTCCATGCCGATTACATAGTCAATCTGGCTTGCGCCCAAACCGATTAATGCAATCTTTTTCCCTTCAAGACTTTCAATCTTCTCCATCAACTCACCCCTGTCCGTAATAGGTCATAACGATATTCGTCTCGCGTATCACGACCTTCGGACAGGTTTTTCATCCGACCGATTGCTGCCATGAAACGCTGTTCCATATTGGCAATCACATCGGGAGTTTCTTTTAAGAAGACAGCGGCTTCGGCTAACGTGCCATAAAGCAAAGCATCTGGATAGTCTGTGCTGAGGAGCGTGGTTCCGCTCTCTGCGCCAGAAGTGAGTGAGGCAGGCTCGTACAGATAATGCAGCTCTACGCTGTAATCTGCATCAGGAACCGGCGACAGCTCAAATGCTGCGTCATCAAAATTACTATAATACTTTGGGCGACCTCTGCTAGAAGATGCTGGGTCATATTGCTTCAGGAAAGAGGGATGCTTTAGCAGCAAATAATAGTACGTTCCATTGTCAATAATCGCCAACGAAAACGGCGCATAAAAATCAGTAGGTGTCGCTAAAAACCGATTGTTTTGCGAGGTTGTCGCGGTCACATTTTTACGCTGCTCAGACAACTGAACCAGCTTAAAAATCCTTGTCTCCGACTCCTGTATAAAAGTGTCCAAGTTATTATTAAAAGTCGTTTCATCGACTTGCAAATAATCCTGAACCGCAGACTTCAAAGTTGCCAAAGTGAAACTCATGATGTGGTTACCTCCACGTTGCCAACACTACAGGATATTGCAAAAGTTTGCAATTGTGTGCCAAGGATACCATCTCCGACATTGGTGTAGACGGTAAAGAAATTGTTGTCGCTTGTCTCCGCAGGGCGAGGATCTTTAAGCGCCTGCGGATCAAGAGGCGTAGGCTTTCTCATTAACTGAGGATGTTTTGGTGACCACTGATCAGGGCCAACCAAGTAACCGTCCCAAGTTTTTTTCATATCGCGCAAGCGATAGCGAAAGCCTGTTATATCACAGATTCCCCAAGCTCGTTTGTTGGATGCAAAAGCCATGACTATGCGATGTTATAGCTTCTAAGATCTGGCGCGACCCTGAAACTTGCTCGCTCCTCATCTTGGCTCAAGGCTCTGGTAAACTCTTCTTCATAAAGCTGCTTGAGCATTTGAACCTTCTCAGGAGCTTTTTTGAGAGCCAGATAATAGGACAAACCAGCCGTCAGGCAGGGGTAAAACCGAAAAGGCATCTGCAAGGAATTAGCGCCACCACCAGCGTCATCCATTCGCGTCAACACGTTAACGTAAACGGTGTATGTGCTGTTTTTATCAGGCTGCGGCCAAACCGTAATGGTTGGGGATATCTGCTTATCAACGAAAAATTGATTAGGCTTGCCTGTTGTGGTTTTAGTCGCCAAGTGAGCGTATTCAGCTCGACTCATGCGGCTCAGCGGAACATCGGTGTTTGTGCCTTGAATTTCTTCTCTGACAAAAACGTCGAGCACATCAATTGCTGCCGTTGAATTTGTCGGGTCAAGATTATAGGTAATCGTTCCCGTCAGCATCGGAATTGCGTTTTGCTTGATCGTCCACTGGTTTAAACCACGGTTTGCCCACTCAGCCAACATTAGGTTGAGTGAGCGGGTCGCGGTCCGCAAATCATAACCAGTACGAAGCTCAAGTCCGCATCTCTCAAATGCTTCTTCGATGTATTCAGCAACATCTGGCTCGAAACTTTTAGTCCCGCTAACGGCCATTTATCGTCTCCTTTGACGAGTCATGCTGCCCCTTTTAGGGCTAGGGCGAGGCGGTTCTTTTCTTTTCCTGTCGCCCATTCCTTGGCTTTTGATACCCAAGGCATCAACCAGCGTAGCGCCAAGCCCTTCAATCCTGCGCGGAAACATTTTTCCAACATCTGGGTTTGGGCCTCTCATCGGGGGCGTTTGTCTGCCGCCTCCCGGCATTTTAGGCTCGTATGGCGATTCCGTTCTGCGACGAGCTTGGTCTCGTATCCGATCAAACATACTACCCCTACGCCTTCCGCCCCCAGTTATAGCTTTTCCAGACATTGCGTCAGCGATACTTTGAAGCTCTTCGCGTGAAGGCATGCTACGTCTGTTTCTGGCTCTTGGGTCTTTTTCAGTCCTTGGCCCTGATCGCGTAGGGGGTCTTTTCTTTTCGTCTCGATCATCAATCCCATTCATGTTTGCGTCTTGAAAATCGTTAGTCCGCATCACTGGCCCTTCGTTGCGAGCGAGAGATTCATAATAATCTTTTTTTGCCTTAATCCTTTTCATGTCATTTTCGCTGGGCCTATAATCAAAAATACCTCCCAAGGCTTTCTTCCCACTCCCGTCAGGAGGTATCTCACCCGCAAGAAATCCGGGTCCGCTCATACCGACTGGTTTAGCAGCTCCGCCCATTTGTTTTTTGGTCACCCTGCCGTATAAGCC